AGCTTTGATGATTTTATGAAAGACATGGGCAAAAGACCCGAAGGCATGACACTTGACCGGGTAAACAATGACGGCAACTACGAGCCTGATAATTGCAAGTGGGCAACTCGTAAGGAGCAGGCAGGCAATCGCAGCCATGCCGAAAAGTCAGGAACAACCCACGAATTTGATGCAGAGGTTTTTTCAGTAGGTACATGGAACGGTGACAAGTACAGTGAGCAAGACCTTGACAACATGATAAACAACTTCAATAGTTTAGGCGAAGCAGTTAAACCGCCTGTCAAGCTCGGTCATAACGATAAACAATTAAAGGACGGTCAACCGGCTATCGGCTGGGTAAAGGCTGTCAAGCGTGTAGGCGGCAAGCTGATTGCCACATTAACAGAAGTACCAGAGATACTTTACAAAGCAATCAAGGGCGGACTCTATAAGCGGGTAAGCTCAGAAATATATTGGAATTACAAACATAGTGGCAATGTATACAAGCGTGTACTTGGCGCTGTAGCCCTTTTAGGCGCTGACATTCCGGCGGTCAGCAACCTGGAGGATTTGCAGGCGTTTTTAAGTCAATCCACCGCAGATGCGGGTTCGTTTGACCGGGCGTGTGCTTACTCTTTCGATGTCGATAAGACCGGACAAATTTTAACAGATACGGAAAAAAGGAAAAACAAAATGCCAGATTACGATGAAAAGCATTACCAGGATCGTATCGCAAAGCTCGAAGCTGACAAGGCATCCGAAAAGGCTGAAAATGCAAAACTTTTAGCCGATAAGGAAGCAGCCGAAGCCGAAAAGAAAGCCTATGAGGAAAAGATTGATGCAGAGCGACTTGATGAGAAAAAGAAAGTCCGCCTTGAGGAAGTCAAGGCTTTCTGTGAAGCAATGGTCAAGGATGGTCGTATGCTTCCGGCAACAAGGGACATTATCGTGGACGGTAAGCACAATTATACCGATGGCGATTATGTGTTCAGTTTCGATACGTTCAAAAAGGTAACGGAATTACAAGGCAAGGTAGTCGAGTTCAGTAAAGAACACGGCAAGGATAAAACAGAAGATAAATATACTGATGCAGGCGAAGAGGTTGCCAAGCGCACTAAAGAATATGCTTCAAAACATAATGTTGATTATGTGGTGGCATCTAATGCAGTGCTTGCGGCTGATGCTGAACTTGCAAAGATGTATGCACAGGGAGGTGATGAGTAATGGCTTTTCAGGGACCATATATACCGTTTAATTTTACGGCAGGGGAAGACCTGAACAAAGCGGCACAAGAAGGCATTGCCATTGCTCTTGACGATGGCAAGACCGCCAATAACGGACAGGAAGCCAGAGGGATTTTAATGTCTAAACCGGCAAACGAACAGGAAGGCACAATAGGTCTTTCAGGCGTTATGAAGTATCGTGCCGGTGGAGCAGTTACAGCAGGGCAAACATTGACTGTTGCGACTTCTGGTTATTTTACCGTTTCGGCATCAGGCGACTATTTGGTCGGGCATGGCGGCGCAACCGCCGCAACATCCGGCTCACTTTCAACAGGCATTTTTCATTTTGCCAATAACTACCAGTCAAGTTCGCTTGACGGTTAGGGAGGGATCATTATGGGAGCAACAGGAAAAGACCTGCATATTGATCAAAACCTGACCAATATTGCAATTAATTATAGACCCGTTGGCATGATTGCTGACCTGGTAGCACCGATTGTGCCAGTAGCAAAACAGTCTGACTTCTATGCAGTTTGGGATCAGGCTGATGCTTTCAGAACGGAAGACGACAAGAGAGCGCCGGGAACAGAAGCGCATCTGATTACCAGAAGCGTTAGTTCAGGCACATATTTTGCCGATAATTACGCATTAAAAACCAGACTCACTATTGAAGATAGGGAGAATATGGATGCTGCGTATGTCGGTGAACTGCGGAACGGTAGGGCGGCATTTCTTAAAAGCAAGATTGCTTTGAACTGGGAAAAACGCCTTGCAGACAATATTACAACTGGCGCAAACGTGGGTAGTTATTCAACCGTTATTTCGGACTGGGTAGACACCACTGCGGGCAATAGTGATCCGATAGGCGACATCGAAACGGGTATTAATAACGTTTATGATTCTACCGGATACAGACCGAACCGTTGTTTAATGGGTGAGTTGGCATGGCGGCATTTAAGGAAACATGATGACGTTGCTCAGATGCTTTATGGCAGCATTACAGCCGGTACACCACGAAGGGCCTCAAGAGAGCAGTTTAAAAACCTGTTTGAATTTGATGAGTTCATCGTGGGGCAAGCATATTACAACAGCGCCGATGAAGGCCAGTCTTTGGCTCTTGCTAAGATGTGGCTTGATTATGTGCTGTTTTACTATGCACCGCCTTCACCGAGTACGGAGGAACCGAGCTTCATGTATTCATTCCGATGGAATAAACCCGGATTGGCTAACATGACAGTCGAGAAGCATCCGTATGACACAAAGACAAAGAGCGAGGAAATTGAGCTTGGTTATTATCAGGACGAAAAGATAACAGCTAAGAACCTTGGTTTTCTTTTAACTCACGTAACCAGCGTATAGCAGATCGTTGCGTGTTCACAGTGTGCGGGGGGTGGAGTTCTGAGTTCTTAAAGGCAGTCCCCCACTCCATCCTCCGCCTTTAACAACGGGGGACGAAAGGCAACCATGTTGCGAGATGACGCAATCAGGGCTGGTAAAATTAAACCTACGTTTGAAGACATGGAGCGTATGGGGTTGGTTGAAAAGTCCAAAGCAGATAAAAAGAAAGCTGAAAAGAAAAAAGCGGCAGCGGGTCGCAACCGGAGAATTAAACCAGATAACAAGTAATTATTAACAAAGGGGGACAAAGATTATGTTTATAGCTATACATTGCGGAGGTATGCCGTTCAACGGCGACACAATACCAAAGGGTGAAAGTTTAGGCGGTTCAGAATCGGCTTGTTATTACATGGCGAAGGAACTTGCTAAAATCGGTCACAGGGTAGTTGTGTTTACTGAATCAAGAGAGCGTGGCAGATGGGACGATGTGCTTTATGAGTGGATAGGCGAAAAATCAGACCGCTTTCCTTTGGGTGACAGATGGCATCATGTTTTGCAAGCACCCTATGATGTAGTTATAGCTCAAAGAAACCCTGTAGCATTTGCAGGTGATTATAACAGTAAATTAAATGTCTTATGGTTGCATGATTTAAGCCTGCACAGGAACGCTGGACTGTATCAGAATCAATTATGGAACGTTGACACCATATTGACAGTATCGGAATTCCACAGACAGCAATGTTCAAGCGTTTATGGTATTGAGCCTGAGCATATCACACCCACATTTAATGGGGTTGATTACTCGCAATTTGAAGGCTTACAGGAACACAAGAGAGAGCCAAACAGTCTTGTCTTTGCAGCAAGACCGGAACGGGGCTTAGTTGAATTGGTCGGCAAAGACGGTATCATGGAGAAACTACCAAACCAGCATTTATATGTCTGTACTTACAAAAGTTTACCGCCACAACTGGAAGGCTTATATAGATATTTATGGGCAAGGTGTGAAGAGCTTCCAAACGTTACTAATGTTGGCAATTTAGGCAAAAAAGACTTATACACATTACTCGCAAAGTCAATGCTTTACGTCTATCCGACTACCTTTGAAGATACCTCTTGTATCATGGTTTTAGAAGCCAACGCAGCTGGAACGCCTTTTATTGGATATGATCATGCAGCCTTGCCAGAAACCGCAAAGGATAGCGGAAGCCTTTTGTTACCCTTGAAAGACGGTCAAGTGGATAAAAAAGCTTTTGCTCACAAAGTAAAAGAAGTTTTACGCAACACCCAGCAAGGGGAAAAGCTGCATAACAAAGCACTCAACAAGCATCAATCATGGCAACAGGCAGCCGAACAGTGGACTACGCTTTTTGAAGATATGCTTTCTAAAAAATGCAGCAATAAACACAGGCTACACAAGCACCTTGAACATATGAGCGATGTATGGAGCATTAAAGACGAAGCCAAGGAACAGTTAGAAGACAATTATGCTTTTATGTATTCCGGTGATTATGAGGGGCATTACGAACGATATTATCAATACGAAAAAGACAGGGGTGTTAATTACGGGCCGGAAGACTTAACCGGACAGCCACGATTTGAACACACGGCAAGGATTGTCGAGGAACTAAAGCCTAAAACGATTTTAGACTATGGGTGCGCTCATGGGCATTATGTGATGAATCTTGCGAAGCGGTTTCCTAAGATTGGATTTGACGGTTACGATTTGAACAAAAGCAATGTAGAAAAAGCTAAAGCATGGGCACGAGAAGATAACGCTACTGCTTATTTCTTTTGTGGCACAGAGGATGACATAATAGTTGCTGAATATGATATGGTTTTATGTGCCGAAGTCCTTGAACACGTACCAGACCCCGCCGGACTGTGTGAAAAGCTACACAAGCACGTATCGGATAACGGCTGGATGGTAATTACAGTACCCTACGGAGCATGGGAAGCCATAGGCTACGATTTACACCCCGGATGGAGAGCGCACATACACCATATAGAAAGACAAGACCTGTTTGAAATATTCGGCGCACAGCCTGAGTATAAAGTTATCGCTTTGCCACATGGTAACGGTTTAGGCCATTACATAGTCATGTACCAGCCGGATGGAAAGCCTTTGGGCAAGATTGACTATGATAGGAAGCTGAATCAGCAAGCACCACAGGAAACGGTGTCTGTATGCATGATTGCAAAGGATGCAGCGTACACATTAGGCAAGACACTTGAAAGCCTGAAACTGATAGCAGATGAAATCATAATAGGCATAGACGAAACAACTACAGACACCACAAAAGAACTGGCAGAGAGTTTCGGAGCTATTACGTTTCCAATACCGTCACCGCTTAAAGTCGGCTTTGATAAGTGCCGAAACATGACCATTGATAAAGCTAAAATGGATTGGATTTTCTGGATTGATTCAGACGAAACGCTTGAAAATTCAGAATTTCTTTTAAAATATTTAAGACCGAATTGTTACGCCGGATATGGGATTGCACAACATCATTATGCAGTTGAACCGGCGGCACTTTTTAAAACTGATTATCCGGTAAGGCTATTCAGAAACCATATCGGCATTAAATTTTTCGGCATGGTGCATGAACACCCTGAAACTGAGTTAAACAAGGGTGTCGGCAAGGTCACGGTATTACCATTAACCGGAATCATGCACACAGGATACAGCACCGAAAATATCAGGAGAAAACGCTTTGAACGCAACTGGCCCTTAATGCAGGCAGATCGCAAAAAGTATCCGGATAGAAAGCTCGGTCATTTTCTTTGGATAAGAGATTGTGTTCATATGATCCGGTATAGCTTTGAGCGCAACGGCGGCAGGGTGACACCCGAAATGAAAGCCTATGCTATTGAAGCAATCGATTATTGGCGTAAGATTTTAAAAGATGGCAACATTAAGAACGTAACAGAAGCATTGCCCTTTTACAGCGAAGCAGTTCAGGTGCTTGGCAATGGTATCGAGTATGAAGTGGGATTATCGGCAAAGAACGGACACCCACGACAGACAGAACCATACAGGGGGCTGTTTGCAGGCACAAAGGATATAAGAGATTTCACGGCTTACTTAGCACAGGAAAGGACAAAAGTATTTGACGAAAAGTATTACTAACGGCCTCACGTGAGGTTTTTGACCTCCTTTAAACGGGGCGGAGAACAAATGTAGCTTCTCTGCCCCATAGGAAGTTTATGAAAAATTCATCAACAATAAAACAAAGAGCTTTAATGAAAAGAATCGACGACTTAAAAATCAGTAACAGCGAGAAACGTGAGCTTAAACGGTTACTGTTACTTTTAGTAAGAATAGGAGGTTAAAAATGAAAAGATTATTTATAACGATTTTAACAGGTTTGGTTTTAACAACAAGTGCATACGCAGTTGACAGAACAGTATTTCTTAGCTGGGAGCAATCTTGCGTTGATGGTTGTTCTGATGCAGGGGCTGTTGAAGGCT